ATCTAATTTTTCTATTGTTAGTCTTCGGTGCGTTGCGTGTAAACTCATTTTTTTAAGCATTAAAAAACCCCATTAAGGCAGGTCGCAGGCTGCTCTTAACAGGGTTTATTGATTCAACTTGTATTTTGACACCCCTGCGACAAGGTGTATTTTGGCGGCCGCCCCGGCTAAGAAAAGCGTTGTGCCGGGGCTATGACCAAACCAAAAAGCTGAATGCAAAGATAATAATTATACTTTGGCGTATTTTAATTCATTCAACCTTTTCTTTTGATCCATTAACATTTCGTGAATGTGTGTCTTTCTAAAGCCTTCCAATACGGCATCATTCAAAATATGCTTTTCCACGTTATGTATTAGCTTCATTGCCTCAAAATGATAATTAGCTAAATGCCTATTATGCTCTCGGCGTATGATGTCTGTTATCTTTTTTTCATCATCGCCAGCATTTTCTAAGTCATTATGATACTTATCCTTTAGCATAATATTACCCAACTTTGGCAATATTTCATCCTCAAATCGCTTGCACAATTCTTCCATAGTATAGCGAAATGTTTTACTCTGAAACATTATATTTTCAATATTGCTAATACTATGCAAAACAGTTGCGTGATTTTTACCGCCAATACTTGCACCAATAACAGCTAAACTGCAATTAGTATATTTCTTGGCTATGTAATGCGCTATTTGCCTGGCTTCTGTATATTCTCTTAATCTTGATTTGCTCATCATTTTTTCAAATGGTATTTCCATTTGATCTGAAACAAAAACAGCTATTATCTCCAGCCTTCTTTCTTTGCTAATCTTCTTCATTTTCTTGTCTTACTGAGTTAGCAAATGTGGCCAGCATTGCAAATAAACCAGCACACATACCCCATAATACTACTAAGGCAAACCAATCTAAAAACGGATAATCATTATCCTTAGCAACTACATATAAAATTGGGGACATTATTAAAATACCGCCTATTAAGGCAATCATTAACTTTCTCATCGCTTTTCTATTTGATTTATTATTTCTTGAATTCTCTGCTTTACCTGGTCCATAACCTCGCTAATGCCAGCAATCATATTATCATCCCTTTCTACTCGGATAATATTTAATTGCAATTCATCTATTAGGTCAGGATCATAGGTTATAAAATCGCACCATTTTCTATCGGTAATCCATAGATAACCCTGTATCTGGTACACATACTCCGGATTATAAACCTTTTGCTCTAATATACTTTGCAAATGATTACCGCCATTCCAAGGGCATTTTACTTCTATAATGCCATCGTCATCTACATAGCCATCGGGAGTACCGCCTATCCATTCGTCATACTCAACAAAACTCTGAACGTACTTAACCTTATTGCCGGTTCTTTCCTCATAGCATTGTACTGCCAATGGCTCAAAGTCATTGCCGTGGGTCATAGATGCGCTATTAACCGATAAACGGCCCAATCCATCTGATATAGCCCCTTGCCTTAACAATCGCATCCAAGCTATCTTATAAATAAGATCATCAGCTACTTTACCAGAAGATAAAACATAACCTCCTTTGCGATCTGTTTTTACCAACTTGCCAAAGTTAGAGCCAGTAATCATCCCAAGCCTTTGCTTTTGCCATTCATCTTCTGGTCGCTGAAATTCTGGTAATGGCTCGTAGTCTGTTTCTTGGCCTACGTTCTGCATCCAGTCTAAATTATAATCTGCTTTCATAATTCTGAAGTATTACGATTAAGATGGCTGCCAAATAAACGCCCGATTTTCTTAGCTGCGTTGCTTATGGCGTAGCTTAATGCAGCAGGTACGTTCTTATGCATAGCATCGCTTTTAATCTGCGTCCAGTCGTTAGGGCTTGCACCAGCGTTAACCTGGATAGGCACAGCCCCTACACCTGGGTAAGTTAGCCAATAATTTAATATTGGGTGAAATACCCTCAGTTCTACCGATACCACTACGCTATTAGCCAGAATCTGCGGTTGTCCTATTTGCTTGGCTTCCCAAGCTGGGTAAATCTCCCTTAGCAGTTCTTCAATTATACCAATGGGTATGTATTTAGAATTGCCGGCGTATTTGTTTACCTCAACCCAATGGCGTTTAGGTTCGTGGTTTATAATATTACGATAGCCTTGCATATCAATATACTTAGGCAGTCCGTTTGCGTCAGTAGGAATTAATGCCTCTAACTGATCTTGGGGAATTAATTGTGTCATTACCAAGGTAAATTAGATTGTTCGTCTTGTGGTTTGCTATACTGAGGTTGTGCAGCAGATTGCCCCATATCCTCCATAATCTTTAAAAGTTTGGTGTTACCCAAAATAGCACCTTTTACGCCTTGCTCGCGTTCTTCTTTAGTAACGCTTTGCGTTATCATTCCAGACTGGCCGTATTGGTCCGGCGTGTCATCAATGTAGGCTACGGCGTCTAAATACACGCCTTTTTCGCCTTTGTATAGGCGTTCTTTGTCAATCTTGGTAACATCAATCTTAATTGCTACGATTCTTTTCATTTTGAAATTATTAAGTTATAAAAATGCCGTCTTTCCGGCTGCCAGTCTTAACATATCTTATAGTCTATGAAACCCCTACTCAAAGGCAAGTCGCACTATTTAACCGAAATGGCAGATATGCCGTTAATCCCCAAGACATCGGGGCATTGTTCTTAGCGACTACTTACGATTCTTGATTAGCTTGCAAGGCATCAAAACGCCTTGTTATTTCGTCAATAAATAAAATGGGTTCGCCTAAAGATGCTGGATTGATGCCTAAGGAGCGATACTCTCTAAGCAGTTCCATAATAATAGATGCGGTTTCTAAATGGCCACATCTTTTATAAGAGGCGTTAATGTCGAAATCTGTGGTTGTCATAATAAAAAATTTAAGGGTTAAATCATTGATGCTTCAAAACACTCGCGACTGCAATAAGTGTTTTCTTCGTAGGTGTAGCCACCGCATTCGGGGCATTCGTGAGAATCTTCGTCTTCGGGAGTACTGGTTTTCCAGTCGTCGTAATTTCTCATAGCTTTTGGTTTTAATGTTAGAAACTTTTAACAAATATAAAAATAAAGTTGATAAGTACAAAGTTGCACAATAAATTTTTTGCTTTTACTTTTGGCACAAACTAAAAAGCTTCCCCAAATGGATTATATTGAGTTTCTGAAAACCAAACAGAAAAGCCGGCCCATGTCTGGGCTTGATGTTTCCGAAAGTGATCTTAACGATCAAATGTTCCCTTTCCAAAAGTTTATAGTTAGCAGAGCTTTAAAGGCTGGTAAGTATGCCATATTTGCTGATTGTGGCCTGGGTAAAACATTAATGCAGCTTGAATGGGCGCATCATGTTAATAAGCATACTGGTAAGCCAGTATTAATACTTGCGCCTTTGGCCGTTGCTGGTCAAACTATCGCAGAAGGTGTTAAATTTAATATACCTATTGAAAAGTTAAATGTAAATATTAATAATCCAATAGGCGCATTAAATGGTATTTACATTACTAACTATGAGCAGATTGATAATGTAAACTCCGATGAATACGCCGGTATTGTATTGGATGAATCCAGCATTCTGAAAAACTTTGAGGGTAAGCGAAAAACACAGATATTAGAATCTTTTGCAAACACCCCTTATAAATTAGCTTGCACAGCTACCCCATCACCAAACGATCCAATGGAACTGGGTAATCATGCAGAATTCTTAGACGTTATGAGCCGTAACCAAATGCTATCTATGTACTTTGTCCATGATGGCGGCAACACTTCTAAATGGAGACTTAAAGGTCACGCCGTAAATCAGTTTTATAGGTGGGTTGGTACTTGGGCTATAATGCTTAATAAACCTAAAGATATAGGTTTTCCAATGATGGGGTATGACCTGCCAAACCTTAATATGATAGAGGAAACAATAGAAACACCCAAACGCGATAATGGGCTATTGTTTAACGATACTGCCATAAGTGCTACTAACTTTAACCATGAGCTTCGATTAACTAAGTTAGAACGCATGGAGCAAGCGGCTGATATTGTGAATAACTCCGATGAGCCTTTTATTGTTTGGATAAAGCAAAATGAGGAGGGTGATTTAATCCGCAAGTTAATTCCTGATGCCGTTGAGGTAAAAGGATCTGATAACCCAGAGTATAAGGAAAGTAAATTATTGGGATTTGCAAAAGGCGAGTTTAGAGTATTGGTTACAAAAACCAAAATAGCGCAATTCGGCCTAAATTACCAAAATTGTAGGAATCAAATTTTTGCATCTTTAGATTTTAGCTTTGAAGGATTGTACCAGGCTATTCGCAGATCTTATCGGTTCGGCCAAAAGTCAGAAGTAAACATTTACATTATCACAACTGATACTATGCAAAATGTGGTAGAATCCATAAACCAAAAACAAAAACAATTTACAATTATGCAAGACAAAATGAGCGATGCTGTAAACGTAGCATTAAACCAACCAAAACTTCAGCCGGTAGATAACCAGGAAGAAGTAAAAACAGATAAATACCATGTTAGGCGAGGTGATTGCGTTCAGTTAATACAGGACGTTCCAAATGAGAGTATAGGCTTTTCAGTATTTTCCCCTCCATTTGCAGAGCTTTATACTTATTCTAGCCATTTAGAAGATATGGGTAATAGTAAAGATTATAAAGAATTTTTAACTCAATTTGGATTTTTGGTTAAAGAATTATACCGCGTTTTAAAGTCTGGTCGCAATGTAGCAGTTCATTGCATGGACTTACCCATTCAGAAGGGTAAGGAAGGATTTATCGGCTTGCGTGACTTTAGCGGAATGATTAAGGATGCGTTCGAGGATGAGGGGTTTATTTATCATTCTAGGGTTACTATTTGGAAAGATCCAGTAGTAGAGATGCAAAGAACAAAGGCCCTCGGTCTATTACATAAGCAAGTAAAAAAAGATGCTACAATGAGCCGCGTGGGTATTCCTGATTATGTATTAGTATTTAGAAAGGATGGCGATAGAAATGATCCTGTAAAATGCCAGATACCCGTTGATCTTTGGCAAAAGTACGCTAGCCCCGTTTGGTATGACATTGACTATGGCGACACTTTAAACTTTAGATCCGCCCGTGATGAGAAAGATGAAAAGCACATAGCACCATTGCAGCTACCTACTATTGAGCGGTTGATACACCTTTACACTAATGAGGGTGATACAATATTAACGCCTTTTATGGGTATTGGCAGCGAGGTTTATAAAGCCGTTGAGATGGGGCGTTATGGTGTAGGCTTCGAGCTTAAAGAATCTTACTTCGATATGGCTTGTAGAAACATTGCATCAGTAGTTGAATCACAAAAGCAAACTAGCCTATTATGATACTCGAAGATTTAAAAAAGGAAGTACAGCGTATTGATGGCGGCGAGTATGGCCGCCCATATGCTTCTGCTCATGAGTTTATGGGTGTGTTATTTGAGGAAGTAGATGAGATGTGGGATGAGGTTAAAAAGCATGAGAAGGATTACGACCTTGAAGCACAGTATAAAGAGGGCATACAATGTATGGCCGTTATTTATCGTTATCTAAGGCAGGTTACTTCGGAATAGAAACTGGTATCTGAGCATTGCCATTTAAAGGCGTTTGGCTTTTGCGGCTTCTAAAAGTATGGCCACAGCAATCACAGCGAAAAGCGTGGTACAAATTAACATAGGTAGCGTAATCATTGTCCAACTTAGTATGGTCTTGACCTCCGCAGCTTGGGCATTGTGTACCAGTAGTAAGGGCATATAACCCCATATTTGGATGAGGTCTGATCCAGGGGCGCATCGTTAAATACACTTCTTCTAATACATAAGTATCTTGCTGGCAGTAGGCATCCATTATCTTTAAAGCCTCGTAATCGCCATCTGCTACATCTTTCCAAAGCCCAGGGGGTGTAGATTGCTTCCGCGGTAATCCTAACCTCTCAGCTAAATAATCAAGCCTATTAGAACTAAAAGCAAATTGCCTGCGTGCGTGTTGTAGGGTGTCTATGTTTTGATAGGGCGAAGGTACCGGCAGCCCATAAAGAAAAAAGCGCGTTTTACTGCGCTTCTCATCAAACTGATTAAGGTTATGGGCAATTATCATATTGGCTTCGTCAAACAACCTCCAAAGGTCTTTAACTATACGGCTATCGTCATCATTCTTTAATTCTTCCTCAGTTAAGCATCCGCTAATTATTTTATCCTCAAACAACCATTTAGCGGACCAGCACGAAATAAACCAATTGCGTTTAATCATCTTTTCACTAATCCCATTTTTAGGATAAAGCGTAAAGGTGTAAACCTCCATTGGTACGGTTTCAATATCAAATAACAAAATACGAGCATTGCTTTTACCCATTGCGGATTGTTGCTTTGCTCTCTTTATTCTGCTATTTATGTACTTGCTGACATTCCTTCGGTGAGTATCGTTGTATGCAATCTGCTCTAAAGTGCATACTTTTCTGGTTATTTCTGTTATGGTTTCACCTTTTCCCTCGTTATAAAGTGTAGATATAAACGACCAATGCTTATCCCATTTGGAATTTTTACCAGATTCGCTACTCATAAAAATAAATTTTGATTAATCAGAGGCTTTTAAAAGGAAGTCAAACAATTCAGGTGCATAGTGCCGAAAATACCGAAATGATCTTTTTTCTAATGCCTTGGCTCTGTTTATTTGTTTTTTGGTACTGCTCTTACCCAGGCTGCAAAACATTTTGGCATTCCTTTTAAGGATATTATCTACAATCGCTTTGTTTTCTGCTGGAATCATT